TGCTGGCACCAAATGGTTTCTCAGCATATACTTTTGCGTCTGCCTCCCCTCCGTAATACTCTCGCTTCTCTCTGATGAGTTTTCTAAATTCAAACTCCAGCGACACCTTCATTAATGAAAGATCGCTATGATGGTTTAAGTATTTATTGTGCTGAAAAGGAGTGTCTAACGAGATGACACTTAGGTTCTCAGAGTATACTCCGTCTTTAATATCAAAATCAATTTGACTATCTTTCTTCCATTCTTCTTTTATATGGTCAAATAATTTAGCAAGTTTTTCAATTCGGGTCATATACTTTAAAATCTTTATCACGGAAACTCATTTGGGCATACTTGAATGATGCCTGTGCCGTAACAACACTCTCCTCTCCTATTGTAGCATCAAATTGAATTTGAGACAAGGAGTATGGGAATAAGTATTGAAAGTCTGCTACAAGGTTTGCATTAAAATTTGATGTAAGGATTGTAAGTTGTGCTCTTGACAGATTTAACGGTGCTGTATTTTCAGACTGACCGTTGTTCCGTATCCAATTAAATATTTCAGCATAATTATGCATATCCTCATCAATAATAAAGGTAGCTTGTAAATCTCCGTAACTTACACCACCCCCACCAATAATAGGAAAGGATCTAAACCTAGTTGGTACTTCAGTAAATGGAACTGAAATATCAGGAAAATTAACTGCTTGACAAAAAAACTCTGTGTCTGGAAAAATTTCAAACTCCATCTTAAATCCCTGTGGAGATAAGAAATTTCTGTTTCTTGGTTGTGTATTATACCAGCTCATTATGTTTCCCTATGATAGTCCTCCCATAAGTAGTCTTCCACCTCATACAAAGGGCAGGGTTCTTCAAATAGGATATCCATTTTATATTTATTGACTCTCTCTAGTAACTCTAGTAGATCCTCATCTTGCATACTCATCTATTTTGTCGAGAATTCTGTTTAGTTCGTAGTGTGCTCCATCATGCCACTCTCCACCTTTATTCATATGCGTTCCATCATAAAGTTCATTCTTACATTTTAAAACAAAGTTTTTAATCTCGTCTCTAGTCATAGTATTTCTAGGCACAGGGACTTAGGCAATTACAACTATGTATAAAAAAAGGACCCCCCTGAGGGAGTCCTGTGTCGGTTTGTGAATACAGATCACATAAGGTTCTCGATACGAACTCTTCTGTAATACTGGTTGATACCTGCAGTAAGGTTGTCCTGATCGGGAACACCTGCAGAACGCTCAACGAATGGGTTGCTGACCATGCCGTAGCGGGTCTTGAACGCAATCTTGGGCTGGAAGGTGTTAGGATCAATGCTGCGTAGTTGCTGGAGGGGAACATATGGGCAGTAGAATAGACCTGCGTCATATGGGTTGGTTCCCTTATAACCCATTACATAGTAGTGGGTGTTAGAAACGTTAGCAGAATAAGGATCAACATAGACCTTGATGCGACCGTTCATGGTTCCTACTAATAGGTTACCAGTGTCATCAACTTCACCAATGGTGTTGGACTGTCCGATGTTGGAGCTGTAGTCAATGACATCCATCATTGCTAGAGCGGAAGCAACGTCAGCAGAGGTGATGATGAAGTTACCCTTTCCTCTACGAGTTTGTTGAGCGATAGCGTTAGCATCACGCTCCATCTGGAATACTAGTCCCTTCCATTTCTCAGCGAGCCAACGACCGTTGGAGTCAACGTCTAGGTCAAAGATACCTGGAGTAGCAACGTTGTTCTGAGCGCCTTGCTTAGCAACACCATATACGGTACGAACAACTTCTCTGTTGATTTCAGCAAGAATCTCGCTAGAAAGAAGGTTAGCAAGTTCTGCTTCAGCGTCAAGACCATGGATTGCTCTGAGGTCTTGTGCTAGTTCTAGAGTGTACTCAGCTTTGAGTGCTCTTGTCTTAGCGAAGACGCTGGTCTTTTCAATCGAGAAATTCATCTCGTTGAATAGATCTGTTCCGTCAGGATCTCCTAGATTTTCAGCAACGCTTCTCTCAATACCGCGAGCCTTAGTACCAGGATTATCACCAGCAGGTACGCTATCACCAGTTACGGTTTCGTATGCGGTATAATCATTAGCACCAGCGGTATCTGTTAGGAGACCGGGGTTGGCATTAGGATTAGAAGGATTAACTGTACCAAGTTCATTGGTTGTAGTTGGATCATAACCAGTGGTATTATTATTACCAGGACCAGTTGTATCAGCTGAGAAGTTGAAATCTGGTTCGTTGTACATTGCCTCACGACCACCGCGTGGGTTGCCACCTGAACCTCTTTCTTGGTAGTGTGACTTCATTGCAAAGATAAGTCCAGTAGGACCGCTCATTGGCTGAACGCCGCAGATGTCATATGCCATTAGATTAGGCATTGCGCGACGTACAAGACCCATTAGAATTGGATCGAAACCTGCAAGACCACCAGTTTGTGGGGTGTTTGCTAGGCTATCACCGGATAGACCAGCTGGTCCAATTGTTCCGGCAGCTGCTGGTGCTTCAGTAAGGAGACCTTTCTCCTCCATTAGCATATTTTTTGTGTTTTCTAGTAGTTGAGCGGTTACAAACTTTCTGTGATTATCTTTAATCTGACCTGCAGATTGTTCTTCAAGAACTTTTGACCACCTATTTACTAGAGCCTTTGGTGTGTTTCCCATGGTTTTTGCTCTGTGTTTAAGTGTTAAGTGTTATCATCAAGACCAGTTGCGGAGTGCAGAAACGATTGCATCATCCATTGGATTGAATGATCCATCAATTTCTGTGTCTGCTACTGGGTTTTCATCAACTGCAGACTTGACTGCCTCGGTCTTAAAATAAGACTCGCGGATAGTGGTAAGTTTCTTTTTGTAATCCTCTACGGATTTGAAATCTACACCCTCAGCAAGTGCTGCTAGTTTTTCTTTCTGAGTATCAGCTAGACCTTCTGAAACTTGGTTCAGAATTACAACGCTTTTTACTTCAGAGAGTTGCTTACTAATTTCAATATTGCTCTTAACTTGCTCGTTAAGGCGGTCTTCCATCTCACGAATAGTTTCAGCCATTCCTTCTACGACATCAACTTTGTCGTCAGGAATATTGACGTGGTTCGCACTTAATACATTAAGGAAACCAGAAATGAGTTCCTCATTAAGTTCGTTTTTGATACCACGATCAATCGCTACTTGGTTTTCTTCCAACCAGCGGTTAATAGCGTAGTTCACTGTGCCATCAACTTCCTCGCTAATTTCTGCCTTGGCAGTCGATACTTGCTTATCAAGTTCAGTGGCAAAGTGTTCTACAAGTCTGTCGTACTCCTCAGAGATCTTAGCTTTAACTGCTGCTTCGAAGATGGTTGCGATCTTCTCTTTGTACTCTTCAGTTAATTCTAGACCTTCTGTGAGTGCTTTTACGTCATCAGATACATCAAATCCTTCAAATGATGGTCTGATTGGATATGTTACTGCTGCTCCCGTAGATGTGCCATAAGCAACATCAGCACCAACGGTAGGAGCAGTATCCATGCCAGTCTTACCAGCACGGAGTTGAGGGTCATTAGTAATTTGGGAAATTGGAGCAGCAGCCTTAGCACCAGGATTCTCCTCTCCATCTTCATCATTACTGTGAAGTGGTGCGGATGTGCTGCCACCTAAATCAGTAACAGATTGTGCTCCGGGTACAACGCCAGTTCCTACTGTTGGAGTAGGATCGCTTGACATTGTATTGCGCTGCTGGGGATCACCCGAAACAGCGGATGGGTCTGAACCAGAACCAGGAATTACGTCTGCCTTCACAGTTGGAGCGGGTTCCGCTGTCATTGTTGGCATACTTTCCATCAAATTGTTCTGAGTTACAAACTCACCAAACTTTTCGTTTAACATATCTGACATCTGAGTTTCCCTCTTAACTTTGATATTTAGTGCTGTAGTTATTTATTAAATTAATTTGTTTGAGACATACGCCTCAAACGCTTTCACAATGCGCTCTTGGAGCTCATGTGATGGGGCAGTATCTATGCTGCGCTTCATTTCTGAAATGTGGCGTTCCTTTAGGATGCCACCTTCCCATACCCATTCTTTACCTTCCATGATTCCATTAACAAATGCATCAGGAGCGGAAGGATCTGCTACAATATCAGCAGCAGTGGCGAGCATAAAATCGTCACGAACATAATTAGCACCATTCTTTTCTTCTAGGGAACCCATACCTCGGGAGGAAACTCCTAGCTTCACACCTTCATTAATTAGATTCTTTGCCAATGCACCTTGTGGCATTGACTCTAGAATTTTTGCTTTACCAATAAAATTATTTCCCTCTTTTCTTAGGGATGTAATTTTATGTGAGATAAGATGTAAGTTGATAGTTGGACCATCAGGGTGTCCCAGTTCTCCAACTGCTCTACCAGACTTTACATACTCTTCGTTATATCTATCAACTTCTCTCTCTAGAACTGATAGTGGATAAATTCTACCATTACGATTTTTAATCTCGGACTGAAGAAATACTCCTTCAATATACAGATTCTTTTTGCCCTCAGACTCTTCAGTGAGAATCTGAACGTGTTCAAAATTTCCTTCTGTAATTAGTTTCATTCTTCTGGTTCCTCTGTGGTATTATCCATAATTTCGTCATACATTGTTTGAGCAACTACTTGTTTGTAGGTGTCAATAACTTCAGACGATTTAGCAAGCATCACATCATTGAGAAGGTCAATAGCAGTTGCGCGGTCGCCATTTGAAATGGCATCCACTGCCTTCTCTAGAGATTGATTAATTTCAGACATAACTATAATTGATTATCAGTATTATTTATTTAGACGAAGAACTTGGTTTGGATGCTGGAGGTTTAGGTGCAGCCTTCATTTTCTTCATCTCACGGTCATGTTCTGCAGCAGCAATCTCTTGTTCCCTCTCATGATCGTCAGCATCTGCTTGTGCTTCCAACTCTGGAGCAAAAGCATCATTCTGTCTATCCATCATATCGAATGTATTAATATCAGCAGGTGACATAGCAAGACCGAGATTAATCTCAGCATTCATTTGCTTATCAATCTCCTTATATTCTTTCTCACTTTGCTGGAGAACGTGCTTGCGAATCCACTCAATAGAAACATACTTACCAACAAACGGATCAAACTGTGTGGCAATCTGAATTCTTTGTAAGTTAAGTTCTGCTTCTTTAAGTTCATTAAAGTGATTGTCAAAGAGGAAGTCATATTGAATATGCTCCTTCATATCCTCCCAATCATCGGGAGTAATGACACGTTTGAGAATAAGTTGCGTCTTCAACATATCATTGAAGATTTCACCAAACCTCTTACGAAGACGACCAATAAACTTAGTGAATTTTAGTTCATCTCTAAGCACCTCAGTTGTCTTACCAAGATTAAATCCTTTGTTGTCGTCAGTTAGACGTGAAGGTGGTAGGTTAAGTGAGTTGTAAAGTTTCTTCTTGAAATACTCAAGGTCTTTGAGTTCTCCAAGATTTTGTCCGCCTGGGAGTACAGAGATTTCAGTTCCTCTGCCACCCTCACGACGAGGAAGCCAGAAGTCCTCAAGCATACTCATATGCTTTTTGTCATCTCTAATCTCACCAGTGTTTGCATCATAAACTAATTTATTACGATAGCGGTTCATCACATCTCTAAGGTATTGCTCTGCTTTTACCTTAGGTAGATTACCAACATCAATGTAGAAAATTCTTCTTTCTGGTGCGCGTGATAAGCGATAGATGACAATCGCATCTTCAATCATACGCAACTGGTTATGTACTTTGATTGCCTTATGCAAGAAACTAAGAGTCATTTTCTTAGTCATATCTTGCAGTCCAGAACCGCAATATGTAATAGAATCTGCTGCAATCCTCACACCTTGACTAATACCATAGTCAGAGGTTCCAGTTACTGCAGGTAGATTGCCACCAAAACCTTTAGGATTATAGACATAGTAATCAATGTACTCACCCCAGTCATACTCCAAAGCACTGCCTTTGATAGTATGTTTTTCCGCTTCGTCTTTGCCAATCTTCTGTCTAACTTTTTTAATCTTAAGTGGATCAATTTGTCTTAACTCAGTGATACCAGCTTTAGGATTAGCAAGATCTATAACTTTGTGATAATATAAACGTCCATCAATATACCATTGTCTAACAATATTATGTGCGTTTAAATCAAAATCTAGAAGTTTAAGAATATATTCAAACTCGTCTCTAATTTTTTTCTTTAATGTTGCTCCAACTGGTAGATTAGATAATTCAATTTCTACTGGAGCATCATTAGCATCAGTAACTAAAAACTCATTTACAATTTCATCCACAGAAGAATCAATCTCTGGATGCAACGCCATAGCACGATAGCGTTTGATTAATTCAAATTCGTTTCTGGCGTTACCACCTTCCACATCAACATATGTACCAAAATAACCACCTGCTACGGTGGTTAAATCTTCATTAGAAGAAGGCGGAACTGGAGATTGACCCTTCAGCTCCGCCGGATTGTTGATGAGAAATCCAAATAATTTACTCATAACATAAGGTCTATAACTGTGCTATGACCTATTTATAGCAGTAAATTTATCAGATTTGAGCGCCAGACTCAGTGATGCCCTTAGCACCACCTCTAGAATCTCCAGCGGTCCAGTAAGAATACTGGAATTCAACTGTAAATTCTTCAATCTGATCGTTGCTGTCATAAGCAAGATCAATTTGAGAAACGCTAGTTGGGAAAGCGTATCTTAATTTATACTGTCTGATAATATTGTTATCAGTATTTTGATTTGTTTCTGCAGTTTCTGCTGCTCTCTCTAATTGGAATACGTCAATGTCAACAGAGTATGAACCTTCGCCACCAGATGCTCCTAGGTTTGGAAGATCTGCACCATTGAGGTTATGGTTATTCATAGCATTGAGCCATGATTCAAACCATCCTCTAGTGTTCATATCCTTGTCATTGAAGAATGTAGCAGACCATGTATCAAATGTTCTGTCACCAGCAATTTTAATTGTTCTACCACGGAAAGGAACTTCAATAACACCCAAGTTTGAACCTGGAAGTGCTGCTGACTTACAGAGTAGGTTTGATAGTTCATCTCCACTAATTCCAGGTCCAACCCCATTTGGAAATGGGAGTTGGATTTTAAACATATTTGGCTTAACGCCTTGTCCAATTTTTCCTATAAAGGAACTCATTGATGCCATTGTTTTTTACCTCTTACTAGTTTGTTGTTTTAATTACGATCACTGTCCGGTTACTTCCTGGAAACTAACTCCAGTTCTGGTAGCGGTAAGTGTAATTGTGATGAAGTTAATCGAGCGTGTTGGTTGTAGATAGATATCAGCAACAAACTCGTTACGATCAATAACACTTGGGGTGTTATTAGATTCGTCGCAAACAACAAGGAAATCTGTAAGTCCTCTGTCTGCTCTGATTTCAGAGAGATAGGAAGTTACAGCACTAGCAAAACCATTTCTTGTAATGGCATCGTTCTGCTCAAAGAGTACTCCTTGAGCGAGACCGTCAACTCGCCTTTCGACATTAAGGAACAGACGACGAACATTAATTCTATCAAATGCCGATGGTGAAGAAAGTGCAGTCTTATCACCAAAGAGGGTGATGCCGCTTCCACGGAGAGAGATGATAGGATTAATTCTCTCAGAATAGAGGTCGTCTCTATCTGCCTGTGATGGATTATATGCCAACTTAACGGCATTTCTGAGTGAACCTCTACTTAGTCCAGCAGGTGAATACCAGTCTGCTAAAGCAGTGGAGGTTGAGACGCATAGACCAGCAACATCACCATTGCAGGGGATGTAACGATATACGTCATTGAAACGGTCATAAAGATACTTATAACCAGAATCAAATACTGCGTATGATGTGGATGCTATACCGGAGAAGAAGTTTAGAATATTTGTCTTACATGCGGCCGCAGAAAGTGGAGTATCACTTGTGTCTATTTGATTTCCTTTGTGTGAAGAAATAAACGCAACACAATCTTTTCTTTCGTTTGCAATGCTAACTGCAGTTCCTGCCTTAGCAAGAGTATCAGATTCTAGAGCACCAGAACCACCCATAAGGATGAAGTCTAGATCAGTAGCATCATAACTTCTGAATACTTCTAGTGCATCATTAGCATAAGCATAACCAGCATCGTCTCCACCAGAGAGCTCGAATGAAGCAGTTCCTAGTAAACCAAGTTCACCAGGAGCAGCAGAAACTTCCTCAACGGAATCTGTTGCTG